GTAGCTCCTAACCATGATGGTAAATCATCTCCTTATGGCTCTGGTTATAAAGAATTAGATATAGATAAAATATCAGAATCATTACGTGATTGGTTTAAAAAAGAAGATTGGGTAAGAATAAATACATCTGGTAATATATCAGGTGATTGTGGTACAATGAAAAAAGGTAAAGCAACTACAAGATGCCTACCTAGAAAAAAAGCACAATCTTTAACTAAAGCAGAACGTAAAGCAACAGTTGCTAAAAAAGTTAGAGGAGATAAAAAAGGTAAGCAGTTTGTTAAAAACACTGAAAAAGCAGAATATAAGAAAAAATAATGCAGCCTTATATCAATAAAGGTAATATAAGAATATTTTCTAAAGATGTAGACCCAATGGAATTGGTATGGCATCAAGACAAAGAAGATAGAACAATAGAAATATTAGAAGGAGAAGGTTGGGCTATTCAAAAAGATGATGAGTTACCTTTGGTTGTCAGTAAGGGGGATCGTATATTTATACCTGTAAATAGAGTACATCGTGTACTAAAAGGAACAACAAATCTAAAAATAAAAATAATATGAAAAAATTAACAGCAATTTTTATAACATTATTGGCATTTACTTTTACTCATGCCTTACCTGTACAGATATCTCAAACAATTGGTAATAATACTTTATTAATTAAACTAGAGTCTAATACTAAAGTTTCTAATACTACATTAGAAGAAATGCCAAAGAAAAAAAAATCATCAAGATCAGGTAAGAAAAATAGAAAGGTAAGAAAATAAATTAAAACATATAGACTGATTCATAGCCAGTCGATTTTAATAATAAACAACATGAGATCTGTGGCCTCCTATTTGGAAGAGCCACTTTTTTTATGTATATTTACGTATAAAACAAATAATAAATGAGTAAAAACATTGTAATAATAGGAGCAGGTGTAGCAGGTGTAAATGCTGCTACTAAACTGGTTGATAATAACTTTGATGGTAAAATCACTATTATTGATATGGGTAAAGACCCATACAGAAGAGAATATTCCGAAGTAATGGAAGGATTTTTAGGAGCAGGAGGTTGGAGCGATGGTAAACTAACATATCATACCTCTATTGGAGGTCAGTTATCTAAATATTGTGGTGAGGATAAAGCAATGGAATTATTTGATAGTGTAATTGATAACTTTAAACGATTTCACCCTAAACCTGAGGAAGTACAATGTTCTGATCCTCAAGCTGAACCTGATTTTATTAAACCACATTTTGGTTTACGCTTATTCCCCGTATGGCACGTTGGTACAGATTATTTACATGAAATAGGTAAAAACTGGTATGATTATTTAGTATCTAAAGGTGTAGAATTTATATGGGAACAAAAAGTATCTAGTATTAATTTAGAACAAATGAGGTAGTTTTTAAATCCGTTAAACCTGAGTTTGCCAATATGGATGACGATGGTTTATTTTATGATAAACTTATTTTTGGTGTAGGTAAATCTGGTATTGACTTTGGTAAACAATTAGCTGAACAATATAACTTACCAACTGAAGCTAAATCAGTACAAATAGGTGTTAGATTTGAGGCACCACAACATCACTTTCAAAAACTTATTGATGTATCTTATGATTTTAAACTATATAAAAAGTTTGATAAAGAAGGTGTATCACTTAGATCATTTTGTACTAATAATAATGCCGCATATGTTGCTGTAGAGGAAACATATGGAGATCATAGCTATAATGGTCATGCTAAAAAGGATGAATCATTTAGAAATAATATGACTAACTTTGGTATACTAATGGAAATTAAAGGTATAGATGATCCATTTGTTTGGTCTAGAGATGCAGTTAAAAACTTACAAATAGATAATACAGGTACATATTATAGTCCAACACGTATACCATCTACAACTTCCGAAGGTAATAATGTATCAGCAATACAAGTAGATAGTTTAGATGGTTTACACCATTCATTAGGTGAATATGCTCAATACATTGTTGATTTTATTGAAGATATGAAAAAAGTATTCCCATCACTTAAAGATGATTGGGGTGTCTATATGCCGGAAGTAAAATATTTATCTCCGGAACCACTCGTTGATTACACTAATTTATCATTAAACTCATACCCCGATGTACACTTTGTAGGCGATGCGTTAAGTGCACGTGGTATAACGGTTAGTGGGGCACAAGGAACATATGTAGCAGAGTATTTATTAAAATGTTTGGATACCTCAAATATTTAACGTATATTTAAGTATAATTTAAAAATATGAAAAAAACAGATACAGGATTTAGTTATAGAGAGTTTAAAACCCCTGAAGGTGATATTATTAAAACATTTGATAATAAACTCCATGATTGGGATGGGCCCGCTATAGTTAGAGCTGATGGTACTAAAGAATATTATCTTTATGGTAGACAACTTTCACTGTATGATTGGAAGGAAACACAAAGAGATAGAATAGGTTTACCACCTGCAAAAAATCCATTATTTAAAGCTTCTTTCCAATAATATGAGAATAGGATTAACAGGTACAATGAGTGTAGGTAAAACTACACTCGTAGAAGCACTTAAAAAATCAGATAAATTTAAACATTATAAATTTGCTACTGAACGCTCTAAATATTTAAATGATTTAGGTATACCACTTAATACAGATTCTACTTTAAAAGGGCAAACTGTATTTTTAGCTGAACGTTGTGCTGAGTTATTAAATAAAAATGTTATTACTGATAGGACTGTAATAGATGTTATGGCATTTACTCAAAAAGCTAATTCCATTGAATTTAAAGATAAAAAGTTATTTGAGGATTACGCTAAACGATTTATTAGTGAATATGATTATGTTCTTTATATCCCAATGGAAGGTGTTGAACTAGAAGATAATGGAGTACGTTGTATAGATGAAGATTATAGGAATGAAATAGATTTTGCTATTAAACAAGTAATTAAATTTTATGGTACAGAAGCTAAGAATGTAATTTCAATACCTCCACNTTTAACAGTTGAAGAAAGGGTAGCATTTATTGAGGGGAACACACCTACTATATATTTATAATAAACTCATTTAAAATGAAAGCATCAGTATTAAAATCATACATTCGAGAACAAATTTTATCAGATTTATCATCTTCTCAAGTTGAAGAGGCTAGTGCCGAGGAAGTTGAAAATCAAAAAGATTTAAATAAGGAACTTGAAAAAACAGCTCAATTAAAATCTCAAATTTCCGAAAAAGATGATTCTATGGACTTTCCTAAAGAATTATTGTCACGTAATAGAGATATTATCTTTAGATTAGTTAAAGTAGGAAGTGATAGAGCTAAGTATGAGTTAATTAATAAAGAAACAGGTGAACCACATGAACTAGGGTTTAGATTTTTCCAATCTGTGGGTGAATTAGAAAGAGATGCAAATAATATTATAATTCCATCAGGTGGTACACAATCTTCTCAATTTGAATCCACTTTAAATGAAGAAGAGGATGAAGACGATAAAAAAGCAGTAGCTGCTGCTAAAGCTTCAAAAGGTAAGTTTAAAAAACTTGACTTAGCTGTTAAGGCACTTAAAGATATTACTACTGAAATGAAGTCATTAGCTAAAAAATATAGTGCTGCTGATGAAACCGAGAAAGAGAAAATTAAAGATACTTTAAAATCAAAAACATCTAAAAAGAAAGAACTAGAATCTTTAGTTGATAAATTAGAGAAAGATGTCGTTTAAAAAGAATATTTTTAGTATCCTATCTTTAGTTATAGTAATTAGTTTATCATGTTGGTTATTTTTCTCACCAGAAGATACAAGTTATGTAGAAGATTATAATAATAAAATAGAAGTTTTAAAATTGAAAATTGATTCATTACATTCAATAAATGGTGGGTTAATAGTTAAAATAGATACTTTAAATCAAGAAATAAGTAAATTAGACTCTCAAATTGGTTTAAAGGATAGTAAAATTAATACTTTAAAAAACACAATAAATGAAAAAGTTACCGCTGTTGATACTTTTAGTAATAGTGAGCTTGAAATGTTTTTCGCAAATAGATACAACAAAGATATCTTTAGAGGAACCGATAGTACGTCTCATAATTAAAGACCTTATTGAAGGTGATGGGGTTAAAAAAGAATTATCTATTACTTTAGAAAAAGTTTTACTTTTAGACCAAAAAATAGTTTTAAAAGATAGTATTATAAGTACCAATGTTCAACAAATAGATAATTATAATTCTATCATCTCATCTAAATCTGAACAAGTTAAAATTTCCCAAGAATTGACTAGTAAATTAGAAAACGATTTACAAAAACAAAAACGCAAAAATAAAATAACTATTGCCGCTAGTATAGCAGCTATTGTGCTTATATTATTAGCTGGAAATTAAAAAATGTCAGACTTAAAACAAGTAATAAGACAAGAATACCTTAAATGTGCACAAGACCCAGCACATTTTATGAAAAAATATTGTTACATTCAACACCCACAACGTGGACGCATTCAATTTAATTTATACCCATTCCAAGAAAAAGTATTAACCTTATTTAGAGACAATCCATATTCAATTGTATTAAAGTCTAGACAGCTAGGAATATCTACTTTGGGAGCAGGTTATTCATTATGGTTAATGACATTCCATAAAGATAAAAATATACTTTGTATAGCAACAAAACAGGAAACTGCTAAAAACATGGTTACTAAGGTAAAGTTTATGTATGAAAACTTACCTTCATGGCTTAAGATTGATGCTGCTGAAAATAATAAGTTAAATCTTAGATTATCAAATGGATCCCAAATAAAAGCTACTTCTGCATCTAGTGATGCTGGTAGATCTGAAGCCGTATCTTTACTATTAATTGATGAGGCTGCTTTTATTGATAATATTGGAGAAATATGGGCTTCAGCTCAACAAACCCTAGCTACAGGTGGTGGGTGTATAGCTTTATCTACTCCATATGGTACAGGTAATTGGTTTCATCAAACATGGACAAGAGCGGAATCATCTCAAAACGATTTTTTACCTATAAAGTTACCATGGTATGTTCATCCCGAAAGAGATGAGGCATGGAGAAAAAAACAAGATGAATTATTAGGAGATCCTAGAATGGCAGCACAAGAATGTGATTGTGATTTTAGCACATCAGGAGATGTAGTATTTTACCCTGAATACTTAGAATATTATGAAAAATCATTTATTAAAGATCCTTTAGAAAGAAGGGGCGCTGATCAAAATTTATGGGTATGGGAAACAGCAGACTATAGTAGAGACTACATGGTATTAGCTGATGTATCTAGAGGTGACAGTAAAGATTATTCAGCATTCCATGTTATGGATACAGAAAATAATGTCCAAGTAGCTGAATATAAAGGACAAATAGGCACTAAAGAGTACGGTCATTTATTAGTAGGTATAGCTACTGAATATAATGAAGCTTTATTAGTAATAGAAAATGCAAATATAGGGTGGGCTACTATCCAAACTGTACTAGATAGAAATTATAATAACGTTTATTATTCACAAAAAAGTGAATATTCAAATGTTAATTCATATTTTGACAAATACCAAGACCACTCTAAAATGGTTCCTGGTTTTACTATGTCCTCAAAAACCCGACCTATGGTTATAGGTAAGTTTCAAGAATATTTAAGCGATAAGGGGGTAACAATACAATCTAAGAGGTTAATAGAAGAAATGAAAACTTTTGTTTGGAAAAATGGTAGACCCGAAGCTCAAACAGGTTACAATGATGATTTAGTAATGTCATTTGGGATAGGAATGTATGTTAGAGACACTGCATTAAAAAATAACCAAAGAGGAATAGATTTAACAAAACAAGCATTACAAAACATGAAAGTTAATAGAACACCATACCAAGGAGGTTATGGATCTAATACTTCAGTACCCAATCCTTATAAAATAGATACTGCAGAGGGTACAGAGGACATTAGATGGCTTTTAGATTAATATTTATAACAATAATTACATATAAAAATGGCTGACAAAAGCGTATTTACAAGATTAAAAAAACTATTTTCCACGGATGTAGTCATCCGTAACGTTGGAGGTAACCAAATAAAAACAGTTGATTCAGGTCACATTCAATCTAGTGGTGAATATGAAACTAATGGGTTAATAGACAGATTTAATAGGGTATATTCTACAATGCCTACTTCTTTATTAGGAGCACAATTTAACCTTAACTATCAATATCTAAGAACACAGTTATATTCAGAATATGATGTTATGGATCAAGACGCTATTATAGCTTCTGCACTTGACATTATTGCTGATGAATCTACTCTTAAAAATGATATGGGAGAGGTACTTCAAATTAGAAGTTCAAATGAGGATATACAAAAAATATTATATAACTTATTTTATGATGTTTTAAATATAGAGTTTAATTTATGGATGTGGATTAGACAAATGTGTAAATATGGTGATTTTTTCTTAAAATTAGAAATAGCTGAGAAGTTTGGAGTATACAATGTTATTCCTTATACAGCATACCACATTGAAAGGGTAGAAGGTTTTAATCCCGAAAATCCTGCTGAAGTAAAATATAGATGGAATCCCGATGGGTTTGCCGGAAGTTCTTATGGTTATTATAATGTCCCTAATCAGGGAGATGATAATAGTAAAGGAGGCATAACATATGACAACTATGAAATGGCTCACTTTAGAATGGTAGCTGATGTAAATTACTTACCTTATGGTAGATCATATATTGAACCTGCTAGAAGATTATTTAAGCAGTATTCGTTAATGGAAGATGCAATGCTAATTCATAGAATAGCACGTGCACCCGAAAAAAGAGTATTCTATGTAAATGTTGGTTCTATACCTCCTAATGAAGTAGAAGCATTTATGCAACAAACTATTTCAAACATGAAACGTGCTCCTATGATGGATGAAAAAACAGGAGAATATAACTTAAAATACAACATGCAAAATATGTTGGAAGATTTTTATATTCCTGTTCGTGGAAATGATAGTGCAACTAAAATAGATACTACACCAGGTTTATCTTATGATGGTATTCAAGATGTAGAATATTTACGTGATAAATTATTTGCTGCTCTTAAGATACCTAAAGCATTTTTGGGGTATGATGAAAATATTGAAGGTAAAGCTACATTAGCTGCCGAAGATATTAGATTTGCTCGTACAATTGATCGTATACAACGCATTATATTATCGGAATTAAATAAAATAGCATTAGTACACTTATACACACAAGGATACACTGATGAAACATTAACTAACTTTGAATTATCAATGACAACTCCTTCTATCATATATGATCAGGAGAGAATTGAATTAATGAAGTCTAAAGCCGAATTAGCAGGGTTAATGTTAGAGCAAAATTTAGTTCCTTCAGATTGGATTTACCATAATATCTATCACTTTAGTGAAGACCAGTATGATGAATACAGAGATTTAGCACGTGAAGATGCTAAGCGTAAGTTTAGATTAAATCAAATACAAGAAGAGGGTAATGATCCTTTAGAAACAGGTCAATCGTATGGTACCCCACATGATTTAGCTAGCCTGTATGGTAAAGGTAGAATGTATTCTGATCCAGGTAATGTACCTGATGGGTATGGAGATGATGATCCAAAATTAGGTAGACCACAGGATTCAACTACTACTAAAGGTAAACAAAGTAATAACTTTGGAAAAGATCCTTTAGGTACAAAACGTATGAAGGATACAGATAAGAATGATGGAAATAGTCGACCTTCTTTATCAGAATTTGAAAACCCCAAACTTACATATTTAAAAAATAAAGATATGTTTAAAAAGTTAAATAAAAAACAATTGGTATTTGAACGAGATAAAAACAACAGTACGTTATTGGATGAATCTCAACTAAAGGACTAATATTTATAATTAAATATATTTTTTGATGAAAATTAAGAATTCTAAATTTAAAAATACAGGTATCCTATTTGAATTGCTTGTAAGACAAATCACAGCCGACACCTTAAAAGGTGTTGACTCTCCCGCAATAGATTTACTAAAAAAATATTTTGTAAAAAGTGAATTAGGTAGGGAATACAAGCTATATGAATCGATACAAAAGTCTCCTGTTTTAAATGAAAACCGAGCATCTTCACTTATTGATATAGTATTAGAAAATTCTAAAAAATTTAATAGGTCTTTTCTTAGAAAACAAAAGTATAATCTGATTAATGAGATACAAAATCATTATGATGTAAACCAATTTTTTAATTCTAAAATTAAAAATTATAAAGAATTAGCATCATTGTATACTTTAATTGAAGGGTATAATTCTGTATCTTCTACGGATTCCCAACAATTAATGAATAATAAAATAACTTTATTAGAACATTTAACTAAAAAGGAATTAGATATATCTAAAAAAGATGAAGTATTAAAAGAATTTGCAACATATGATGAGGATACAAGATCTCTTACATATAGAATATTATTAGAAAAATTTAATACAAAATATGACACATTAAGTTCAGAACAAAAGCAAGTACTAAAGGAATTTATTAATTCTGTGGATTCAACCCCAAGTTTAAGAAGCTTTTATAATACTAAAATAAACGAACTGAAATCTGTTTTAAAAGCTGAGATAGATAATATTAAAGATAAAGCTACCCAAATTAAAATAACTGAAATTGCTAAATTATTAGTAGAATTAGGTAAAACTGATAAGGTTGGTGATGATAATTTAGTTGATTTGTTACAATACTATGAACTCGTAAAAGAAATTAAAATATCGAATGGGGTACAAGTATAAAATTAAAGAACTTGAAATAGGAGATATTACTACAGATAGTGGAGTACAATCTACTGTTAGTGATATTGATCCTGAAACTGGAACTATTTCTTGGGATGTAGATTATGTACCTGCTTTTGACTCAACATTTAAAGAATTTCAAGAATTAAGGCAATATTTAAATACATTAGCTAGAAAAACAAATGATACTGTAATTGATCAGCTATCTGATAATGTTAACAAATTATTTAACCAATATAGAACTCATCTTCGAAAAAACTATTCAGATGAGTACCAAAAAATGGGGATGAATGAAGAGGAAGTAGATGAAATGTCTATGAGTGGAGGTGCTGGTGCATATTTAACTCCTTATGCATTTAAAATCCCAAAAAAAAAGGAAAAAAAAATAAAAGAAAATAAAACCCAAAATCCTGGTGCAACTTTAGGACCTGGTCCTGCTGCAAGTGAAGATGGAGTAAAAGATAATGCTTATGTAAAGCAATTTAAATATCAACTAGTACCTAAAGATAAAAATGGTAACTATGTACAGAAAGGTTCAGGACTTGAAGTAAAAAATCTTTTTTAATATTTATAATATGAAATATAAGCTTAAAATTAAAGAAGAAGAATCTGATGCACAAAAATATCAACAATCTCGCATTAATGCGTTTGATGATATTGAAGGAAGATTAGAAACATTAAAAAAATCTTTAAGATTAGCTAAAATAGATACTATAAAATATTATAGGGATAATCCTACTAAATATACTGTTGTTTATGGCACAGATTTGATTGATGATTATTTAAACGATATGGAAACTTTATTACAACAATAAAAATAAATTATGAAAGACTTATTAGATAACTTTAAAAAATCTTTAGAAACTAAAGATGAAAATATCCTTAAAGAGGATATAGGTGGTATAGTTGATTTAAAACCTATTACTAAAATTGAGACTTTAAATAGTCCTAAAGAGAATTGGGAAAATAAGTTTGAAGCATACTTAGCTGAGGCTAATAAAGAATCTTTAAACCCTATTGTTGATAATAAAGTAGAAAAAGAGATTAACACTAAAGAAGGAGAAGAAAAAATTAAAGCAGAAGAGAAAAAAACTGCTAAAGAGGTAATTAATACCCAAGATAGAAACTATGATTACTCTCCACAAGTAGATAACATTAATAACGTTAACGGTCAAGAAATGTTAAACGGTGTATATTTAGAAGTTAAATATAACTCCGCTTTAACTATAGAAGAGGCACAAGCTATTGTTATCAAAAACTTAGCGAAAGATCCTTTACATTATGTTAAAGAAGGTCAATTTGGTGTAAAAGGTTTAGGGTATAGTGAAGCTAAAACACAAAAAGCTGAAGGCAAATTTGCAGCAAGTGGGTATAGTGAAAAACTAAAAGATGGTAGTACTGAAATGGTTCCTGTTAAAGAATCAAAAGATACTTCATTAATAAAATTAATTAAAGAATCATTAGGTGGTATTGTNTCTACAGGTAATCCTAATAGTGATGCTGCAGTATCAGGTAATCTTGTTAANCAAATAATGCAAGAAGAAGGATTAGCACAAACTCCTAACTCTTTAAATACTTTNATGACTTCTNTATCNGAAGAAAATAAAGAAGAAGATCTTCCTATGGATGAAAATGAGGAAAAATTCGAAGAAGCTAGAGAAGAAGCTATAGAAGCTTCACAAGAGGCAGCAGGAATGGAAGAAGCAGATAAACCCGATTTTTTAGACATCGATGGAGATGGAGATAAAGAAGAATCAATGAAAAAGGCAGGTAAAGATAAAAAGAAAATGAAAAAAGAATCTATTGATAGTAAATTAGCAGAAATTGGAAAACAAGGCGATATTGTAAAACTAGAAGCTCAAATTGGTTTCTTAGATGAAGAAGTTGCTACAAAATCTGGTAGAGTAAATTCAATACATGAAGATGAAAATTTATCTGAACTTATTGATAAAACTAAGATGAAAGAAATGCAAAAAGAGATTAAACTTTTAGAAAAGAAAAGTCTAGGTATGAAAAAGGTTTATGAAAAACTATCAGGTAAGGCATATCAAATACCTGAGGAGATAGTAGATGAAACTGAATCATTCGAAGCAGAGTAAAAAATAAATACTATTAAATTTACTACATGAAACAATTATTAATAGAAACACATGCTATTAAAATCTCTCCCTCTCAAATAACTGAGGGAATTAATGGGGAAAGTACAACATTATTAGTTGAAGGTGTTTTAGCTACTGCTGAAGTTAAAAATGGTAATGGTCGTTATTATTCAAAAGGTTTGTGGGAACGTGAAATGGACAAATATAGCGAACTCATTAAACAAAGACGTTCAATGGGTGAGTTAGATCACCCCGAATCTTCTGTAGTAAATTTAAAAAATGTATCCCATTTAATATCAGAATATAATTGGGATGGAGATAATGTAATGGGTAAAATAGAAGTTTTACCTACCCCCTCAGGTAATATACTAAAAGAACTTATTAAAAGTGGAGTAACCGTTGGTGTTTCCTCTCGTGGTATGGGTTCATTAGAAGATAGAGGTGGTGTTATGGAAGTACAAGATGATTTTGAACTTCTATGTTGGGACTTCGTAAGTACTCCTTCAAATCCCGGATCATATATGCATATGATTAAAGAAGGCAAAGAAATGGTCCAATATGATTACACTAAAGTAAATCAAATAATAACTGAAATCCTTTGCTCTAAAGGTAACTGTCCCATATTCTAAATTTTTCTAAGAATTCTTTAATTTCTAAGAATACTCATATACGTATTATCATAATACAGCATTAAGTTCTAATATGCTGTTCAATTAATGTATTATTTCTATTACGTTTTTACTAATAAACGTATTTCACAAACTAAATTTTGGGATTATTATGACAAATAAAAATTTGTTAAAAGAAGCAATTGCTGATGCAAAAGCCGTTAAAGAGACTGCTATTGCCAATGCTAAACTTGCTCTAGAAGAAGCTTTTACTCCACATTTAAAATCTATGTTATCTGCTAAGTTGCAGGAAATGGATGATGAAGAAGAGGTAAATGAGGTCGAAAAAGAGGAAGTTGACGAAAACAGCGAAACAACCGCATTTGATTATGCTAATTCTACTGCTGGACCTACTTTAGATCCTATACCTGCAAAGGTTGGGAAAAGTCAATCAAAAAGCTATGCTGATAAAGCTAGTGTAATGAAAGATATTAAAGAAGAAGAAGTAGAAGAAGAAGTTAATTTGGATGAATTGCTTAAGGAGCTTGCAGAAGATGCTAGAACAGACGCTGAAGAAGAAGGGTATAAAGATGGAATGAAGGACGAAAAAGAAGACCTTGATGAAAACGCCCGTACTGACGCTGAAGAAGAAGGCTATAAAGACGGTATGAAAGACGAGAAAGAAGATATGAAAGAAGATGCTCGTACTGATGCTGAGGAAGAAGGCTATGAAGATGGCGAAGAAGATGAAAAGAAAGATATGGAAGACGGTATGGAAGATGAAGAAATTGATCTTGAAGATATGTCAGAAGATGATCTTAAATCTTTCATTGAAAGCGTTATTACTGATATGGTAGCTGCAGGTGAAATTGAGCCAGGAGATGAATTCGTAGAGGATGATGTTGAAGTCACAGATGTTGAAGACGTAGAAGTTGAAGACGAAGTTGATGTAGATGTAGAAATTGACGAAGAAATGTCTGATCCTGACATGCGACATGGAGATAAAGGAGATAGCGAAGTTGAAAAAGAAACTGAAAAAATGAGATTTAAAGAGGTAATGAGTGAAATCGAAACTCTTAAGTCTGAATTACAAGAAGTTAATCTTTTGAATGCTAAGTTACTTTATACTAATAAAATCTTCAAAGAAAAAAACTTAACTGAAAATAAAAAAGTTAAGGTGTTAAAAGCATTTGATAATGCGAAAACTGTTAAAGATGCAAAATCTATTTTTGAAACTTTAAGTGAAGGGATATTAGATACCCCTACTATTAATGAATCAATCAAATTAGGTGCTGCTTCAAAAGCAACAGGTTTAGAACCTAAGCGAACAGAAAAACAGCCTATCATTGAATCAAATGATGTATATAACCGTATGCGCAAGCTTGCGGGATTAATTTAATTTTAAACATTTAAAAACTTAAAAAATGAGCTTAGATACTCTTTTAGAAAGTGCAAATCCCTACCACTCTGTACAGAGTGATGCCGCCAAACTATCTGGTAAATGGGAAAAAACAGGTTTGTTAGAAGGTTTAGATGGTACCCACAAAAACAATATGGGTATTATTCTTGAAAACCAAGCTAAACAACTTGTTGTTGAGTCCTCGCAAACAGGCGGAGGAGCTAGTTCAAGTGGAACATTCCAATCACAAACAGCTGTAAATACAGGTGGACAGTGGGCTGGAGTTGCTTTACCATTAGTAAGAAAAGTATTTGGTCAAATTGCAGCGAAAGAATTCGTTTCAGTTCAACCAATGAACTTACCTTCTGGTCTTGTATTTTTCTTAGATTTCCAATACGGATCTAACAAAACTCCATTTGCTGCTGGAAATTCACTATATGGTAATGGTACTGCAGCAACTGCTCCTTTTGGAAATGATTCAGCAGGAGGATTATATGGTGCTGGAAGATTTGGATATTCTACACAAAATACTCAATCTGTCGTAGCAACTGCCGGTGGTACTTTTGTAACTGATGCAACATGGAGTGATTTTAATTTTGATTCTACTTATTCAGCATCTGCTGTAAATAATGAGTTTTACAAAATTGCTATCCCAACATCATCTTTAGTAAATCTTGATGCACATGGTGTAGCTGGTTTCCAGTTATTTTCTGGATCCGTTGCTGCTGCTGTAACATCTGCAAATGCAGGTGATCAAATTGCTGCATTTACTACTTATAATGGAGCTGCAAATGTAAACTTTATGGTAACTAAATCTTTGTATCCTGCAGTTAATGCTACTGGATCACAAACAATAGTTTATCAAATCCAACCTACTGATCAATACAGAGGTGATTTTGAAGATGGAAATGCTCAGCCTAACAGCTTAAATTCTCCTTCAATCACAATTCCTGAGATTAATGTACAGATGAAATCATCTGCTATAGTGGCCAAAACTAAGAAGCTAAAGGCTGTATGGACTCCTGAGTTCGCACAAGATCTTAATGCTTACCATGCATTGGATGCTGAAGCTGAATTGACTTCTATCTTAAGTGAGTATATTTCACTAGAAATTGACCTAGAAATTTTATCTATGTTGATTGAAGGTGCTGCCGCTGGTACTGAAGTATGGTCTGCAGTTAATAACAGATCTATTGTTGATAATGGTGCTGATGGTACTATTAGTGACTTAGGTTTCTATAACTCTCAAGGACAGTGGTTCCAAACATTAGGAACTAAAATCCAAAAATTGAGCAACATTATTCACCAGAAAACTCTTAGAGGTGGTGCTAACTTTATGGTATGTTCCCCAGCTATCGGTACTATTTTGGAATCAATTCCAGGATTTGCTGCTGATTCAGATGGTGATGCTGCACAAGCTAGCTACGCATTTGGTGTACAAAAAGTTGGTCAATTGAATGGTAGATACAAAGTGTACAAAAATCCATATATGACTGAAAACGTAATCCTATTAGGATTTAGAGGTGCTCAGTTCTTGGAAACTGGTGCTGTATTTGCTCCTTATATTCCTTTGATCATGACTCCTCTTATCTACGATCCAGAAACCTTCACTCCAAGAAAAGGTCTCTTGACTCGTTATGCTAAGAAGATGGTTAGACCAGAATTTTATGGTACTATCGAAGTAAATGGTTTGAATACTCTATAATTAGAATATTTTTACTTAAAAATAAAGAGAGGCGCTTTTGCGCCTCTTTTTTTATCTTATTTGTATCTAATAAAAAAACTAAATAACAAAAATTCCTTTCATATTTATAAACAAAATATAATATGAATGTACCAATATATGATGGTAATCCTGTTTGGGATGCAAACGCAGTGCCATTTGGATTTTATAATAATCAAACAGATTTCTCGGGAGATGCGGTAAAAGTAGCTAAATTTTGTGCTACACGATTAGGTTACCCTTTAACTGATATTGAATTACAATCAGGGTCATTTTTTACGGCTTTTGAGGAGGCCGTTACCATATATGGTAACGAGTTATATGCGTACACTATACGAGATAATCAATTGTCTCTAGAAGGCGCGTCAACGGGCAGTAATTTAAACCAAGCGTTAATAACACCAAGTTTTGAGCCAATAGTTAAACTAACTGAACAATATGGTGCTGAAGCAGGTTCTGGTGGAAACGTACCTTGGTATTCAGGTTCATTTGTTTTAACTTCAAGTATACAAGATTATTCATTTTCAAATTTCCTTTCAGGCAGTGGTCTTACAGGTTCTAATTATAATTTAGGATTAGAAGTTAAAAGAGTATTTTATCAAGAACCCGTACCTGCATCTGCTGCTTTATTATCTCCTTATAGTGGTTTCGGTTTTGGGGGGTCAATATCTGCTGGTTTATTAGGTGTTGGTGGATTTGGAGGAGGAATGGGTTTTTTAATGATGCCATTAAATTATGACATGCAAGTTATTCAATCTATTGAAATGAATCAAACTGTTAGAAGGAATAATTATAGTTTTGAAATAAAAAATGATAAACTACGACTTTTTCCTATCCCTACAGGTAATACTGGAATAGGAGTGGGGAATGACTTAGTTGTAGGAAATTCTTTAACATTAAATAATAATCCTACTACTACAGCAAATATTAATGCTATTTTACCTTTAACTGGTATATCTGGAACTGGAGCTACTGGAAAAGTATATAGTGATGGGGTTAAGATATATAAAGTAGAAGTTGTTACTGGAGGAAGTGGATATATTGATGGAGACACAGTAACAATTTCCCAAAATGATTTACTAAATGCAGGTTTTACGGTTGCTAATGCTGCAGTAAATATTACAATTTCTACTAGTAATTTACCATTAAATACTAAAGCAGGAAGAGTATGGTTTGAATATATCTTAAGAAATGAAAGGGTAAATAGTTCAATTCAACAATTACCTACTCAAGTAACTAATGTTTCAAATTCTCCATATAATAATCCAAATTATGATTATATCAATTCCGTTGGTAGGCAATGGATTTTTGAGTATTCCTTAGCTTTAAGTAAAGAAATGTTAGGGTATGTAAGAGGTAAGTATAGCAGTATACCTATACCAAATGCTGAGGTTAATTTAAATCAAGGAGATTTAATTTCGGCCGCTACTGCTGAAAAGACAGCACTTATAGAAAGATTAAGAGCTTATTTTGATGAAACTTCAAGACAAGCGTTATTAAATAGAAGAGCAAGTGAGGCGGAAGCAAAAATGACAGAATTACAACAAGTACCTTATACTATTTACGTAGCATAATATGGCAATGTTTACAAGACAGAGAGATGTCTCTCTAATAAGAAAATTCAATAGAGAATTAATGGGTAATATTATCACCCAGCAATGCGCTATATATCAATTTAAGTTAGAAGAAACTAAGGTTAATATATATGGTGAAGCAGCTGAGGAGAAATATTACGATGGTCCTTTTCTATTTAATGTTTTAATAAATCGATCAAATGAAGCATATGCTGAGGGTGATGAAGGTATCCAATTTAATCAACCTATAGAATTTTATTTCTTTAGAGATGATTTGGTAGATGCCAAAGTCGTTCCAGAAGTTGGAGATATTATTTTATACCAAGAAGGTTATTATGGTGTACAGAGTACAGTTGCTAACCAATATTGGGGTGGTAAAAATCCATCTTATCCTAATAATGATTCAAATGGTGAACCTAACCCACTAAATCCAGATTTAGATCAATTTGGTAATAATTTATCAATTTTAGTATCAACTTATTATATCCCTTCAGATAAAGTTGCTATTTCACCTTATATAGAGAGATTCTAATGGCCGGACCTAGAAAACCAATTCCAAAATCACAATTAACCATAAGTAATAGCAAACAGATTGCTTTTAAAGGAATAGAAGACCGTGGGAATGTAGGTAACCCTAATAAAGCTGATATAAATACAAATCCTAATTCTCAATCAACTGGTATAGATTTTAATAGATCTGAACAGATGAGTTTTAAAGGAGATAGTACTAAACAATTTTCAGTTGGTATTAAGGATATAGATGAAGCGGTATTTTATTACTTTCAAAACGTAATTAAACCTTTTGTTTATCAAAATGGAGAAAGGCGAGAAGTACCTGTAATTTATGCTGCACCCGAAAGGTGGAAATCTTTTCAACGTGATGGGTATTACAGAGATAAGGGAGGTGCTATAATGTTGCCTATTTTAGTAATAAAAAGAGATACTTTATCTAAGGATAGAACAGTAGCTAATAAATTAGACTCTAATCAACCTAATTTATATGGAGTATTTTCTAAAAGCTTTAGTTCTAAAAATTTCTACAGTAATTTTGCAACTTTAAATAATAGAAAACCCGTAGAAACTTTCCAAGTAGTAGCACAACCCGATTATGTTACTTTGGAATATAGCTGTATAATTCAGACCTATTACATGGAACAATTGAATAAAATAGTAGAAGCATGTGAATATGCATCTGATTCATATTGGGGTAACCCTGAAAGATTCCAATTTAGAGCCTTTATAGATAGTTTTAATACCGCTACCGAATTAACCATTAACCAAGATAGGTTAGTAAAAGGTACATTTGGTATTAGATTACGAGGATATATTATCCCAGATACAATACAAAAAGAATTAAATTCAATGAAAAAGTATAATTCTAAGGCAAAAGTCACAATTACCAGTGAGGTAGTTAACAGTATGGAAGATACTTTAGTACAAAGAAACCCTACTAGCGATAGAAGGGAAAGAAGATGATTTTTTAAAAAATTTCTTCATATTTATAATAAATCAAATATAAACAATTAAATTAAAATTTTCGTATGAAAAAGTTATCAGAAGAGGAATTGAAAGCATTAAAAGAATTCCAAGAAAAAAACAATAAAATAGTAGCTGATTTAGGAACAATTGAATTAAATATTAATATTCTAAAAGGCCAAAAAGACAAAGTATTAGAAGATTTTCAAAAATTACAAGATGAGCAAAATGCCTCTGCAAAAGAATTACAAGATAAATACGGCGCAGGTAATATAGATTTAGAAAGTGGTGAATTTACACCCGAAGAAAAATCTACATCAAAATAAATTTTTTTAAAATAATTTTTAATATTTATAATTAAAATAATATAAATATAATATAAACAATGGCAGAAACATTAATATCCCCAGGTGTATTAGCAAGAGAAAACGATCAGTCCTTTGTTGGAGGTAGACCAGTTACTTATGGCGCAGCTATTATAGGCCCCGCAGTAAAAGGTCCTGTTGGGATACCAACAGCCGTTTCTTCTTTCTCACAATACGAATCTATTTTTGGAAGTACTGTAGAAAGTGGTTCCCAATATTATAGTTATTTAAATTCAATAGCAGCAAGAAATTATTTTTCTCAAGGAGGCGAAGGTTTATTAATAACTAGAGTAGTTACAGGTTCATTTTCAGGTGCAGTTACTTCAGGTAGTGCCGAAGGAGTTAATAATTCAGGAATTGACGCTATAGACATTGGAGTTAATAGTACTTTAGCATATGAAAAACAATCATTTGAATTAAAAACTCTTTCTGAAGGAGTTATAATGAACAATTACCAATTAACTTCATCAGCTGGTGGTACATTAGTTTCTGGTTCTGCAGACAATTTAAGATGGGAAATTAACTCATCTAATACTGCTTCTGGAAACTTTTCATTACTTATTAGAAGAGGAAATGATACATCTAATGCAAGAACTGTATTAGAATCATATAATGATCTTTCAATGGATCCTACAGCACCTAATTATGTTGCTAAGGTAATAGGAGATACTTATTTTACAATTGCTACTGATGGATCAGATACTTATGTAAAGACAAATGGGAATTACCCACAAGCGAGTAATTTAGTTTATGTTTCTGCCGTTAACACCCCAACACCTGGATATTTTGATAATGATGGGACTGCTAAAAACATTTTTACAGGTAGTTTACCTGCAATAGGATCAGGTTCATTTACAGATGCTACAGGTAATAACTTTGAAAACAATACTGCTTTATTTAATGAAAATATTGATGCAGATAACATTCAAGGTATTAGTGCTAATGATTATACACAATCAATTGCTTTACTAAATAATACTGATTTGTATGATTTTAATGTGGTAGCAGCCCCTGGTTTAATAAAGTCATTACACTCTTCCCAAGTTACTTCATTAGTGAGTTTAGCTCAAAATAGAACAGATTGTATAGCTGTAGTTGATATAGTTCCTTACAGTTCAACTATTAATGCTGCTGTAACACAAGCATCAGGATTTGATAGTTCTTATGCTGCAACATATTGGCCTTGGCTACAAACTGTTGATCCTGGATCAGGACAAACAGTATGGGCTCCACCATCAACATATATTCCTGGTGTTTATGCCTTTACAGATGCTTCTTCAGATCCATGGTTCGCACCAGCAGGTCTTATTAGAGGATCTTTAGGAAATGTAGTAAGAGCTGAAAGAGCTTTAACCTCGGGTAATAGAGATACATTATATGTATCTAATATTAATCCAATAGCTACATTCCCTGGAAATGGTATTGTAGTATTTGGACAGAAAACATTACAGAAAAGGGCAAGTGCATTAGATAGGGTAAATGTAAGAAGATTGTTAATTGCTCTTAAGAGTTATATTTCTCAAGTATCTGACAATTTAGTATTTGAACAAAATACTATTTCTACTAGAAATAATTTCTTAAGCCAAGTCAATCCATATTTAGAATCTGTACAACAAAGACAAGGTTTGTATGCATTTAAAGTAGTAATGGATGAAACCAATAACACCCCGGACGTAATAGATAGAAACCAATTAGTTGGTCAAATATTTTTACAACCAACAAAAACAGCTGAATTTATAATCTTAGACTTTAATGTTCTCCCTACAGGAGCAACATTCCCAGATTAAGAAATTTAGAGTTTAAATATTTATAATAGAATAAATAATATAAAATAAAATGGCAGTATTAGATCCAAACGAAATATTTTTTACAGCATTCGAGCCCAAACAAAAGAATAGGTTTATTCTCTATGTAGATGGAATCCCTTCATACCAAATTAAAGGTATGGGAGCCGTTACATTAAATCAAGGCACCGTTGCTCTAAATCATATAAATGTCCAAAGATTTGTAAAAGGTAAAACAACATGGGCCCCAATATCAATGACCCTATTTGATCCTATTACACCTAGTGGTGCTCAAGCCGTAATGGAATGGGTTAGATTACATCACGAATCAGTAACAGGTAGAGATGGGTATAGTGATTTCTATAAGAAAGATCTTACTTTAGATGTACTTGGTCCTGTAGGTGATATTGTATCAGAATGGATTATTAAAGGTGCTTTAATTACTTCTGCTAATTTTGGTGATTACAGTTGGGATACTGAAAATGCTGCTCAAGAATTAACTTTAGAAGTACAACCTGATTACTGTATATTGAATTTCTAATAATTTTATTTTAAAATACATTACAAATAGCTTGGCTTTGGTCAAGCTTTTTTGTATCTTGATATGTATTAACAAAGATAATGTTATAAATAAATAAAGATTATGGATGAATTTAAATTTCCTACTGAAGAAGTAGAACTGCCTTCAAAAGGTATAGTATATCCCAAAGATCACCCCTTATCAAGTGGTAAAATAGAAATAAAATATATGACTGCTAAGGAGGAAGATATTCTTTCTAACCAATCATTTATTCAAAAAGGTACCGTATTAGATAGGTTAATGTCTTCTTTAATTGTAAATAAAGATATTAATATAGATGATTTAATAGTAGGAGATAAAAATGCTGTATTTGTAGCCGCCAGGGTATTAGGGTATGGTAAAAATTATGAAGTCACTATTAAAAATCAATCCCACACAATAGATTTATCAACTCTAGATAGTAAAGAATTTGATACTAAGGATTTAGAACAAGGGAAAAATGAATTTTCCTATACTTTAGAAAATACTGGTACTGTTCTTACTTATAAAATTTTAACCGGAAGAGATGAAAAAGCTATAGAAAGAGAAATAGCAGGTCTTAAAAAAATTAATAAAGAATCTTCCGCTGATCTAACTACACGTTTAAAACACATGATTCTTTCAGTGGATGGTAAGGAAGAGAAAAAAGATATTAGAAATTTTGTAGACAATTATTTATTAGCCCGAGATTCAAGAGCATTTAGAGAGCACATTAGAAAAACACAACCTGATGTTAATCTAAATTATATTCTTGAAAACGGAGAGGAGGTGACCATCCCTATTGGTCTGAACTTTTTTTGGCCTGACCTCTGAAATAGCTCCTCAAATTAGAAAAAATTTATTTAAATCTCTCCATGATATAGTATTCCATGGAAATGGTGGGTTTGATTATAATACAGTGTATAATATGCCTATATGGTTAAGAAAATTTACATTTGTTGAAATTCAAAATCATTTTAAAGAACAAAATAAATCCTCGGAAGATAATACCCAAAAAGGTTCTTCTACATTAGTAGATAAAGATGGTAAAGTTAATACCCCTTCATTTTTAGAAGCTAGCAAACAATATAAAGGTAAAACAGGTTATAAATAACAATATTTATAATAAAATACACTTTAGATGGCTAATAAAGATTTAGAAAAAGGAAAACAACTTCTTAAAGATCAAGTAGAAGAAGTAGGGGTATTAGATAATGCCTTTAAATCTTTATCTGCAGTTATAACCACTGCTTTAGAAGAGGCTGCAGATTCCTTAAGTGGTATAGATAAAATCTCCGAAAAAATTGCTAAATCTTATAAAAGAGATATAGAAGCTTCTTTAAAAGCCCAATCAAAATCTTTAGAAAAAGATGTTACCCTTCAAATGAAAATAAATAAAGGGATTAATGTCCAAAAGGAAATCCAAGAAGAAATTGAAAAAGTAACATCAAGACAACTAATACTTGATAAAAAAATAACAGATGCATCCGGGGAACTTAAAGCAGAATTAGAAAAAGAAAAATCGGCAATAAATGAAGTAACAACCTTAAGATTAAAGGAGTTAAATACTCTTAAAGAAAAAAATAAAATCGAACAAAGGAATAAAAGTTTATCCTCTATATTATTAGAAAATGCCGTATCATATGCTGATAAAATTGATGAAACTGGTACCTTATCTGGTATTCTATCAGGTAATTTTAAAGAGGTAGTTACTGCTACTAGAATAGCAGAAATAAGTGCAGTTGCTATGGGTAATGCTCTTTTAAAGGCATTTACAGAACTTGATAAATCTACAGGAGATCTAGCTAAAAATTTAAATGTATCCTATTCTGAAGCTAATGCCTTACAAAAAGAGTTGTTTGTAGCAGCTGTAAACTCTAATTCTGTTTTTGTTACTACTAAGGGTATGAGTGAATCTTTAGGGGCTATTAATCAACAGCTAGGTACTAGTGTAATGTTAAATAAAGAAAATTTAGCAATTTTTACACAATTGAGAGAATCTGCTGGGTTAACTAATGAGGAATTAATAGGAATTAATAGTCTTTCATTAGCTAATGGTGAAAGTTTAGAGGATAATGCTAATACTATATTAAATCAAGTCTCTTCTTTAAATCGTCAAACTGGAATATATTTAAATGAAAAGGAAATACTTAAAGGTATTAAAGATGTATCTGCATCTACTACTCTTTCATTAGGTAAAAATCCGGGATTAATAGCAGAAGCAGTAGCTACCGCTAAAGCCTTAGGTATAGAATTGTCTAAGGTAGATGCAATAGCAGGAAGTTTATTAGATTTTGAATCATCAATCTCATCTGAATTAGAAGCTGAATTATTATTAGGTAGAAATATTAATCTCGAAAAAGCAAGACAAGCAGCTTTAAATAACGACTTAGCTACTGTAGCAAAAGAAATATCAGAACAAGCAGGAACTGCTGCTGAGTTTGGTGCTATGAATAGAATTCAACAGGAAGCTATTGCTAAAGCTGTTGGAATGGGTAGAGATGATTTAGCACAAACTTTATTTGTACAAGAACAATTAGCGGGGGCAAGTGAAGGAGAAAAAGAAAGAAGACAAGAAATATTAAATAGAAGAATTGAGGAAGTAGGTTTAGCTCAAGCTCAAAAAGAATTAGAAGAAGGAGGAATTGATAGATTAAAAAGTCAAGCTTCTGTTCAAGAACGATTAACTGCCAGTATAGAAAAGATGCAAGAAATTTTTGTAGGTATAGCCACTATAATAACTCCTTTTGTTGATCTTTTTGCTATGATGGCAACTTCAATATCTCAATCAAAAGCGGGTTTAGCAATAATGGGTGCTATACTAGGAGGGTTAGTAGCTAATCAACTTAGATTAATGGTTGCTTCCTTAATTACAGCTACTTCTGCAATATTTGAAGGAGCATTTATGGCTGGTCCCTTAGGATTACCTATAGCAATAGCAGGAGTGGGGGCATTAGCTGCGGGAGTAATGGCAGCTAAAACAGTAACTGCAGATGATGCAATAATACCACCAGGATATGGAGAAACCATTATTAAACGTGGTAAAGACACAATAGCATTAAATAATGACGATACAGTAGTAGCAGGTACCAATTTAGGAGGTGGAGATAATAGAACAGGTGAAAAAACAAATCAATTATTAGAGGCATTAATAATGCAAAATGCTAAAAAACCTGAATTGTCTCCTGTAGGGTTGTATGAAATTCAATAATTTAATATTTATAAACAAAACGTAATTATGAGCCTATTAGAAAAATTAACAAGTGGCAATAGCCAATTAGCAGGTTTAAATGGTGTATCACCATCTATTCCTAATTTTGACCAATCTACTTTACATAGAGAATATTCAACAATTGGAGATCCTAATTCGGAGAAAGTAAGACCTAGAAATGGAGTATTACCTCAACAATCACAATTAGATCCTCCTAACTCACCAGAGCCTTATATCTTAAACTTACCTAGATAATATAAGTGTGGGGTTAATTAGCAAAAAAACAAATCTTAAATCTTTAAGGTATGGCCAGGATACAGTAGGTGGTGGAAATAGTAGAGAACCACTTGTAACTCAATCCATTCCAAACTCTTTTTCTGATGTAGGAAATACAGGAGGAACTGATTTCTTATTAAGAGCTAATGCCCTTGGGGCATCTGCTAGAGATATATCTAGATTAACCCAACTTCTTACATCCACAAGTAGAGGTCGTTTATTTACAGCAAAACAAAATGTATTGTCTCTAACTAATGTAGATTCATCTGTTGGTTATGCTCCTTTACTCCCCCCTTCTATTTCTCTTAAAGGCATTTTTAAAAGTGATGCAGATACCTTTTTAGGAAGGGCATTAGAAATAGGTAGTAACCTTTTTCAAGTAGGAGCCCAAGTTGGCAGCTTTATTAATAGTAAAGTTCAAGATATTAACCCTATAAATCAAGGTATTTATTCGCCAACATCTACAATAGCACAAGCAGGAGTAAATGCTCTAGGTACACATTTAAATAAGCAGGGATTAAATCCCTTTAAAAATACTACAAATTTTACTGTAGGGGGAAATTTACCTTTAGCTTTACCAACATATTTAAATACTATTGGAGGTTTGGGTATTGAAGGTCCTAAAACTAGAATGGAAGGGTTATTCCTTAAACAACTAGGAAGTTCTAATCCAAGCGATACTAATCTAATAAGCTATTCTGGAGGTCCTGGTGCAACATTAGGGGTAGGGCGAACAATTATTAAAGTAGCACCTGGTCAACCATCAGGAAGAGGCAGTAGTGTTTTTTTTACCGCTAATGATCCTCGTTATAATAGTGGTAATGGTAATAGTGTTACTAATAGATTTGTATTAAGTCAAAACGAAATAAATTTAATAACCCCTGTAGGGTTAGGTGTTGGAGCAACTTATCAAAATTTCTCTGCACCTTTAATTTCACAAGCTGTTCCTCAAAGTATCCCTTGGGATATTAACCCTGATTTAAGAATGGATACTAGGGTCAATTTAGGAGATCCTGGTAAAAGAGCTAATAGATCAAGTTATGTTATAGGAAGAAGAGAATTAAATAATAATAAAGGCATTAGAGAAAATCTTACTTATAAAAATGCTTTAGATAAATTAAATGCCCTCCCCATATATCAAAGTGCAATTGATAATTCACCAGTTACAATTAAGGATACTAATGATTTAGTTAAATTTAGAATAGGTGTAATAAATAATAATGATCCTAGTAAAAAAACTTATATTCATTTTAGGGCACTTATTGATAGTATGAGTGATAATTATTCCTCAGAATGGGAAGCTCAAAAATTTATGGGTAGGGGTGAAAATTTTTACAAATATAGTGGGTTTGACAGACAAATTTCATTATCTTGGACTGTAGCAGCACAGTCTAAACAAGAATTAATACCAATGTATCAAAAATTAAATTATCTTGCTTCAGTATGCGCTCCTGATTATTCAAGTAATGGATATATGAGAGGCAATTTAATATCTTTAACTGTAGGTGGTTGGTGTTATGAACAAATAGGAATAATGAAAGGAATTAATTTAGAAGTCCCTACAGAATCACCTTGGGAAATAGGTATTAATGATACAATAGAGGCAAATGATTCTACAGTTAAAGAATTACCTATGATAGTAAAAGTAACAGGATTTACATTTGTTCCTATACATAACTTTGTACCTAAAATCCAAAGTAACACATATGGTAGTACAAATGCAGCTGAAAATGAAGTAGGATTTATTAATCAATATGGTGATGAACGATATATTAGTTTAGCAGCAGGAAGTGGTGATAATTATGGAGGAAATCCATCTAATCCCACCTATGCACCCTATAAAACTTTAGTAAAACCCCTACCTCCATCTTTAGCTACTCCATCAATTACTGATCGTATTCCAACTAGCATTCCAGGGGTATAATAAACAAAAATATAAATGGGAAGATATACACAAATAGGAATAGCAAATAGTAGAAAAATTAATGGTACTACCGGACGTGGCTACTATGTAGGTAATAAATATCCTGAGGTTGGATTAAGTCCTAGTGACACTTATGTATATGCATCTCAAGGGGATAGATTTGATACTTTAGCTTTACAATATTACGGTGATTCCTCTTTATGGTGGATAATATCAATAGCTAATGAGGCATTAAGTCAATCTACTTATTTTTTACCTTTAGACATTCAGATAAGAATACCTGCAAATTATTCCGCTATAGTAAGTTCATATAATGCACTAAACAATATTTAAGTTATGGGAAATATAGTTGGAGAAAAATTTGATGATTTTGTTATCAACCAAATTAATGCTAGGCAATCTCTTTCTGGTAAAGGATTTGGTGAGGCTACCTTATCTCCTAGTGATCTTTTATTATTAAATAATAGAAATGCTTGGTTAAAACTAGCATCTTCTGTTAATGTAGTTAATGAATCAAGACTTGTTACTACTGAGGCTGAATTAGCATCTGCTATAACTAACGCGACTAAACCATTAACAACTTTAGGAACTAGTAGATTAGTAGATATAGGAATAGGTCAAGGTGAAGCTCCTAAATTTTTAGGATCTCAACTTGCTCAAAAAGCAATACTATTTAATACACTTTCAGAGTTTACTCCTACTACTTATAAAAAAAATGAAGAAACAGGAGAATTAACAGACCAAATTGATACCTTAGGTAGTTATAATTTTAGATCTGGTGTTTCTAAATCTGATAGTTTATGGAACTCTTCAAATTCATATGGTTTAGGAGGTAGTAATTTTGGATTAACTCCTGCCCCTGGGTTAATATCTGCTAAAGTAGACAACAAAAATAGAGGTTCAATAAGAACTGCAGAAATTGAAATAAAAGCATATAACAAATTCCAATTTGAAATGCTTGAACTAGTTTACTTAAGATTAGGTTTTACTATGATGTTAGAGTGGGGTTGGGATAAATATACTACTGACGGAAAAACTATTACTAATATGGGTAATACTATTATTGAGGATAGTTGGTTTAGTAATAATCCTTCATCTCAATTAGATATGTTAGAAACAATTCAATCCTATAGAAATTTATATAATGGTAATTATGATGGTTTCTTTGGTAAAGTAGTTAATTTTGATTGGAATTTTAATAAAAATGGTACTTATAGCATAACTCTTAAATTAGTAACTTTAGGAGATGTAGTTGAATCTATTAAAACAAATAGTACTGCTACAACTTTAACACAATCAGAAATATTTTCCCTAATATCATCTGCTGATGATAATGAAAAAGAAAGATTGACAAGACTTCAAGAATCATCTACAGTTAGTAATGCTGGTTCTTCCCCTTTAGCACAATCTCTTTTTATAGATATTATTAATCCTAATCTTTGGGGTAATACAAATAAAAATTACTTTAGTTTTAATAACCAACGTGACGCATTTGAATCCTCTCTTCCTACTGCACTCGAAAGATTTCAAGAAGGTGCTGCAGTAGGATCTACTACAGGTATAGGTATTAACCAAATCGCAGGTGCCCTTTATGGTGGATTTAGTGGTTTAATTAATGATGGTCCTCAAAACCCATTACAAAGTAATGATAGATATTCCTATTATATGACTTTTGATATACTTTTAAGTAGAATAAACCAATATTGTATACCTAGCATAGGAACAGAATCTAATCCTGAAAAACAAATTAGTGTTTTACCAAGAGGTAATAATAATTTATGTTCTGCATTTCCTAACCAAATATCATTTGATCCTAGAGTATGCTTAATTAAACCAATTTTTACCCCTAATATGGTAGGTAGTCAAGATACCTCTGAAAATAATATAAAATATTGGTCTTGGTTTAGTAAATTAGCAGATTTTGGTACTTTAACAGAAAACAAAACTTTGCTCTATGGTAATATAATGAATATATACCTTAATTATGATTTTATAAGTACTTGTTTATCTCAAAATATGGATAAAGATGGTAATATATCTATTTATAAATTTTTAACACGAATATGTGATGGTATAAATTCTTCATTAGGTAATTTTCAAAAATTAGAGGCCGTTATAAGAGATGAGGTTTTTGTTACTATTCAAGACCAAAATCCTATACCAGGTCTAGAATTACTATATCCTGACATTAAAACAGATAATATTACTCCTTTTGAGGTATTTGGGTTTAATACAACGGGTTCTATTAGTTCTAATTTTGTAACTGATTTTGGTTTTAATACAAAGATTACCCCTCAACTAGCAACCTCCATTAGTATTGGGACTACTGCTAACAATGTTACTACTAAAAACTATGATGGTACTGTTTTTAGTAAATGGAATACTGGATTACAAGATAGATTTTCTTCCTTTTTTGAAGACCCATCACAAATTGCTAAAGTAAAATCTACTTTCGTAAAAGATACACCCTTAACCCAAGAACAGATAGATGCTGAATGGGAAGCGTGGGAGAGTAGAGCTAGAAGAGATTCTAATCAACGAAATTCACAAATATATAGAGCAGCAGGCAAAGAATTAAATGTATATGGTCATGATGGTACTCCAACTAATTCTCTAAACCAGTATACTAATAAAATACCATCCCCCCTTAATGGTAAAACTTATAAAGATAATGCCTTTTCTGGGGTATTAAATTGGCCTCAATATATTACTAAAGTTATTGAAGATTATGAGGCAAATAAAGAAAGGCTTAAAAATAAACAATTTACAATTGAAGAATTAAATGAAATACATAAATCTTCATATAAATGGTATTTAATTAGAGCATTTAGTGGTAAATTATCTTCATCTGATGCCACAAGTTTAGCAGGAACAATTACAGAACTTCAATCACAGTATTTTTTAATGGAAAATTCTTTTATTGAAGATGGGAAAAGTGTTTTTCAATCTTATATTAATACTAATATTACTAATGCCCAATTTAATAGTGAAAATTTACCCTCAAATACTATTGGTTATATCCCGGCAGATGTAAATTTAACATTTAAAGGTCTTTCAGGAATAAAAATATACCAACAATTAAGGGTTAGACAGGATTTTTTACCTAAACAATACCCTAAATCATTAAAATTTCTAATAAAGGGTGTAAATCATAGTATTAGTAATAATGATTGGAGTACTAATATAAATACTCTTAGCATACCTAATGTAGAAGCAGCATTAAATTTAGATGGTACCCCTAAATACAATAACGTTCTTCTATCTGATGGGTTAATTAATGAACCTACCCCTAATGCTACGGAATTAAGAAACTATTTACAAGGAGGTATTTCTGTAATTAATAATAACTTTTTCGAAAAAGGTAATGAGATATCTAATAATGGGGATATATCTGCTAGACTTAAAGATAGTACTATTGCATTACTCCAATCACTTAATGAGGCTATTTCTAAAATTCCTTCACCCCTAAAACCTATTGAAATCAGAATAACTGCTGGCAATGATACCGCTCATTCATCTAGGAATAGTAGACATAATAAAGGAAATGCTCTAGACTTTACTTTAGGGCCTCCTAATGACCCTACTTGGGGCAAGGCATTACCCAATTCCGAATATGAATACATTAATTTAATAGATAAAGTAATGGGGGATTTTGTCAAACAAAACCTAGGTACTAGTTACATAAATGAATATTACAACCCTAGTAGTAAAGCTACAGGCCCACATTTCCACTTTTCAGTCTCAGATAACTTTGTTGAAATTTAAACTTTAAAAATGTATTATCCTAAATCTCAAATATCTACCCCTTTATATACTAATGGAAATGAATTTACATTAAATGAAAAAGATTATATTGGTAATTATTGGGTTAACTCTCAAGGTAATAGTTATAGTGGTAAATCCCCCCAAAACCCACCTAATAATTTATTAACTCCTAAATCAACCCCTACAGATTTAAGTGTAGAACCCACAATTTCATATTATAAAAGTAACCCTTCATATTACAATTCTCAAAATAAAAAATTTAGTGAAGTAGCACCTTCACCACCACTTTCTAGTATAACTTTCCCTACTGAAGATGATTATCAAACCGGTGAATTTCAAAGATATTTTGCAAGAAAAAGAAATGAGTTTAAATATATAGAAATTAATAGTGATACTTACAAAAAATATGTCGATGAAGATCAAGGTGTACAGTGGCAACTATATGCCCCTATTCAAATAAGTTGGATATTAACAGGTAAGCGAGAAAAAGTATATAATACTAACAAAAACATAGTATTATTATACCAACAACAAAATAACATATTTGGTTTCTTTGAATCATTTAGAGGTAAATTCACTAAATACTGGGAAGGCTTGGAGAAGTAAAATATTGTTCGTATATTTACGGTGAATAAAAACAAGGGTTATGTATTGGTTGGTCGAAGACGATTCACAATTTGATGTACTATTAAACAGTGGCTACAAAAAAGCTTTTATAGAGGTAATACCAAGTAGTCACACCACACACCCCACACTCAATCGCGTGTCTTTGGTGTATATTAGGCCAATTGAAGCGAGTAAAGGTTATATGTTGGGCGTTGCGCACAACGAAACTATGAATGTATTAAATACGCGCATTCACGAAATAGTAGATAAATTCGAGGTATTATATTGTAGAGATAAAAAGGAAATATTACATTATTTTCCAAGCAAAGCTCTTTATGACATCACACCCCCTCCTCATACATATATATTACCAACCACTAAGGCACACGATATACTATATAGTATCCACAAGGATGAACCGAACGTAAACGAATTTATCCCTATTGTTAAACACTATGAGGTATGTGAGAACATTTTTTTAGAGCTAAAAGCAAATATAAACAAAACCGATGATTATGGAAAATTTTATAATGAAAGAGTATCAATGGTATTTAACGCCATCGAAAGGGTGGGAATTCAAATACAAAAGGAAGAATTTAGAACACACTTTTATGATGAAACCAATACCAAAGTCTATACTCAGTACAACCTTAAGACACTTACAACACGACCATCAAACACCTACAAAGGAATAAATTATGGAGCACTTAATCAAAAGAATGGATGCCGAAAGTCGTTTGTTCCAACTAATGATGTTTTTGTTGAATTGGATATTTCTGCTTTCCACCCTACTTTGTGTTGTAATCTTGTTGATTATAGGTTTCCCGATATGGTGGATATACACACGCACTTATCGGAATTATATAATGTAGATTACAAGAAATCAAAAGAACTGACATTTAAACAACTGTATGGTGGAGTATTTGATAACTACAAAGACATAGAGTTCTTTAAGCGTATTGATATATACGTAAAAGAGTTATGGGAAGAGTTTGAGAGTGAAGGGTTTATAACGTGCCCAATATCGAATTACGTGTTTGACAAAAAGAATTTGGAAAATATGAATCCGCAAAAATTATTTAATTATTTGCTGCAAAATTTGGAAACGTCAACAAATGTATGTATATTGTGGGATATATTGAAAATATTACGAGGAAAAAATACAAAGTTGATACTATATGTATATGATTCATTTCTTTTAGATGTGGATGAAAGCGAAGTAAATGTGGTAGATGAAGTTAAAACGGTATTTAAGAAATATAAATTAAACATAAAGGAAAAACAAGGTTATGATTACGATTTTAAATAATGAGGTAAATACGTATAATGTGAGTTATGATATCATAACGGATATTAAAAGCGTAGGAGATTTGAATAATAAACTATTTTGTACATTTACCAATTTAGATAATTTAGATAATTTAATAGAAGATATTACATCTAAATACACTATAATCTACAACAAGATGTTTGTTTTAGAAATTGTGGGAAAAGAAGAGTATGTAGTTACATATAATGTTGATCAAGGAAACATTAGTACTATTCCTGATAACACTATATTAGTACATAGAAAAAAAGAATCTAATACTCTATACACTATTAATGCACTTAATGAATTAATTAAAAAACTCAATAATGGTGTTGTAGATACCAGCTTTCAAATTGATTGGCAACACTATAAAAATTGTATACTGTTAACACAGCATAACGATTTAAATCAACTAAATACAAAAATACATAAGATAATTGACCTATAATTTGGATACCCGAATTATTGTTTGTATATTGATGTATTAGAATAAATAAATGTTATAAATAAAAATAGTTATTATGGACTTAGAAGCACTTAAGAATAAGTTGGATGGACTCCAACAAAAAACCAATGTAGGACAAAAACGAGATTATAGTTTAACTTTTTGGAAACCCTCACTTGGAAAACAACAAATTAGAATAGTACCATCTGTATTTACCCCTAAAAATCCCTTTACCGAACTTAGATTTTATTATGGAATCACAAATAAAGTGATGATCTCACCATTAAATTATGGTGAAAAAGATCCTATTGCATTATTTGCCACTAAACTTAGATCTGAATATAATAAGGAAAATTATATGTTAGCTAAGAAACTAGATGCTAAAAATCGTATTTTTGTTCCTGTAGTTGTAAGAGGTGAAGAAGAAAAAGGAGTTAGATTATGGCAATTCGGAAAACAAGTATATGAGGAATTACTTTCACTTGCTGTTGATGAGGAAATTGGTGATTACACTGATATTGTAAATGGTAGAGATATGACTGTTGAAACAGTTGGGCCTGAGTCTACTGGTACTCCATATAATAAATCATCTATTAGAGTTAAGATGAAGGAATCCGCACTTAGTACTAAAGCTGATGAGGTAACACTTTGGACAACTGAACAACCAGACCCAAATGCTGAATTTAAGAGATTTACATTTGATGAAATGAAATCGGCTTTAGAAAAATGGTTAGCACCTGAGGAGGATAATGAAGATTCTATTATTTCTGAACCTGCTGTAGGGTTTGATAATGATGAACCTAAATTAAAATTTAATGTTGATACCTCTAATGTTAAGAAAAATAAATCGGATCAATTTGATTCATTATTTGAGGAAAAACCAAGTGGGACACATGACTTACCTTGGAAAGATTAATGGCTAAAAAGAAAGCAAAATCTTTATCTGAAGCAGTATCTGCTGAGGTAAGGAGCAGTTTCGATCTAAACAAATTTAAGAATAAAAAAGGTTTAGATAAAAATGTAAAGTTTAAGGATCAAGAATGGATTCCATTATCGCAAGCATTCCAAGATGTTACATCTATACCTGGTATCCCTATGGGTCACATTGTGATCTTAAGGGGTCATTCAGATACAGGTAAAACTACAGCTTTAATTGAAGCAGCAGTCTCAGCTCAAAAACGAAAAATATTACCAGTTTTTATCATTACTGAAATGAAATGGAATTGGGAGCATGCTACTCAAATGGGTTTAGATATTGATATTGAAAGAGATCCTGATACTAATGAGATACTTGATTATAATGGTAATTTCATTTATGTAGATAGGGAAACACTTCATACAATAGAGGATGTTGCCGCATTTATTTTAGATTTAATAGATGAGCAGAAAAAAGGTAATTTACCTTATGATTTATTATTCCTATGGGACTCAATTGGATCAGTACCTTGTGAACTATCAGTACGTTCTAATAAGAACAACAATGAATGGAATGCCGGCGCTATGTCTACTCAATTTGGTAATAGTGTAAATCAAAGAATCACTTTATCACGTAAAGAATCATCTACCTATACTAATACATTAGTTTGTATTAATAAAGTTTGGACTGCTAAAGCAGAATCCCCTATGGGTAAACCAAAGTTGATGAACAAAGGTGGATTTGCTATGTGGTTTGATTCTACATTTGTAGTAACATTTGGTAATATATCTAATGCGGGAACTTCTAAGATTAAAGCTATTAAAGAAGGTAAACAAGTTGAATTTGCTAAAAGAGTAAACTTACAAATTGATAAAAATCACATTAATGGTATGACTACTAGAGGTAAAATTATAATGACACCTCATGGTTTTATTAATGATGATGAGAAGGAACTTAAAGATTATAAATCCTCACATGCTGAAGAATGGAGTGCCATATTAGGTGGTACCGATTTTGATGTTGTAGAAGAAAGTTATGTCCCTACTGACACAGTCCAGTTTATAGCAGAACCCGAATAAACATGAAGCATAAAGAACTATTTAAGTTACTGGACGAAGTCCAGGAACAAGGGGAAACGCCTACCCAAAATAAACATGATAAAGTATTGTTGATAGATGGATTAAATCTATTCTTTAGAAACTTTGCTATGATGAATATGGTAAACCCCGATGGAGTCCACATTGGGGGGTTAGGCGGTTCCCTACGTTCTTTAGGTGCTTTAATAAGACAAATGCAGCCCACTTCAGTGTATATGGTATTTGATGGTGCAGGTTCTTCTAATAATAGGAAGAATTTACTCCCTGAATATAAATCTGGAAGGAATGTATCAAGAGTTACTAACTGGGAGGTATTTGAGGATATAGGAGACGAACATGACTCAAAAATTGACCAGATAGTGCGTCTTATCCAGTATTTAAAAATGTTACCCGTTAAAACCACCCTAATCGACAAAGTGGAAGCGGATGACGTTATAGCCGTGTTAGCTACAAAACTAGTTGAAAAACATAATTCGACCTGTTTTATAATTTCTAGCGATAAGGATTTTGTTCAATTGGTAACTGATAAAATTATATTATATAGACCAATAGAAAAGGAGTATTACACCCCCAAAACCGTAAAGGAAAAATTTGGGGTATTATCTCATAATTTTATTTTATATAAAACCTTATTAGGTGATGCTTCAGATAAAGTACCAGGAATTAAAGGGTTAGGTGAAAAAGGATTATTTAAACGATTTCCCGAATTAGCAACACAAGAATTAACTTTAAATGACATTTTCGACATATCTGCTAGGAAACACAAGGAGCATGTTGTATATTCACGTATAGTATTAGATAGAAAAAGATTAGAAAATAGTTATAAAATTATGGATTTAAGTATCCCAATGATTGATGATAGAGAAAAACAATTCCTAGATGATTTGATTGGAGAGGATTTACCCGAATTAAATTCTGAATTATTTATCCAACTATACAATGAAGATAAATTAGGAGGAATGATTAGAAATTTAGAAAATTGGGTAAAAGATAATTTCGAACACTTTAAAGGTTATAAATAAAATGACATTAAATTCGCTTACTTCATACGGCAAGGAATTTCAAATCAAGGTTATATCTTCTTTATTAACACATAAAGAATTTTTAACCAATGTTAATGATATAATAAGTGATGAGGATTTTGAATCTTCATCACACAAATGGATAATTAAAGAAATCCTAAGGTACTATGAAAAGTACCATGCAACTCCTACTCTCGATATCTTAAAAGGAGAATTACAAAAAATAGATAATGATGTCTTACAAATTTCAATTAAAGATCAACTAAAGCAGGCATATGTTAGCTCTGATGAAGATCTAGAATATGTACAAGAGGAATTTACTAATTTTTGTAGAAATCAACAATTAAAAAAGGCACTAATGTCTTCTGTAGATTTACTTAAAGCAGGGGATTATGATTCAATCAAAATAATGATTGAAAATGCTTTAAAAGCGGGACATGATAAACATATAGGACATGAGTATATTAAAGATATTGAAGAAAGATATAGAGAAAATTCTAGAGTTATTATGCCTACACCTTGGAAAAAAATCAATGATTTACTCCAGGGAGGGCTTGGAAATGGAGATTTTGGTCTTATTTTTGGTAGCCCGGGAGGTGGTAAGTCTTGGTCATTAGTAGCAATAGGAGGATTTGCTGTTAGGCTAGGTTATAATGTATTACATTATACTTTAGAGCTTGGAGAGGAATATGTTGGGAAACGATATGATGCATTTTTTACTAATATATCAGTTAGTGATTCAGTTCCTTTAAGAAAAAAGGCTGAAGAAATCATTCCAAGTTTACCTGGTAGGTTAATTATCAAGGAATTTCCCACAGGGAGAGCAACAATGTCTACAATAGAATCCCATATTAATAAAGTTGAAGGGTTAGGAATTAAAGCAGATTTGATTATTATTGATTATGTTGATCTCCTTACATCAAAAAAACAAAATAGGGAACGTAAAGATGAAATTGATGATATTTATACTAGCACAAAAGGATTAGCTAGACAATTGGACATTCCTATTTGGTCTGTTTCACAAGTTAATCGCGCAGGGGCACATGATGATATAATAGAAGGTGATAAAGCAGCTGGGTCTTATGACAAGATGATGATTACCGATTTTTGTATGTCTTTGTCCCGTAAGAAAGAAGATAAAGTAAACGGAACAGGAAGATTTCATATTATGAAAAACAGATATGGGATGGATGGTCTTACATTTGGTGTTAAAGCTGATACTAATACTGGACATTTTGATGTTTTTGATTATAATATAGATCTTGAAGAGGAAAAGTTAGCTCCTAAGACTCAATCTAATTCTTTTGATCAAACTGATAAAATTTTTAAAACAAAATTATCAGAGGTATATTTTTCAACTCAAGAATAAATTTTATAAAAAACATGGCAAAAACATCATTATTACAAGAAAGAATAGTTTACAAACCTTTTGAATATCCTGAGGCTAACGATTATTGGATGAAACAACAACAAGCACATTGGTTGCATACTGAAGTACCAATGATGTCGGATATTAATGATTGGAAACAAAATCTAGATAAAAATGAGAAAAATATAATAGGTTCCATATTAAAAGGTTTCGCCCAAACTGAAACTGTAGTAAATGATTATTGGTCAACATTAGTTACAAAATGGTTTAGAAAACCTGAGGTAATTGCAATGGCAGTAACATTTGGTGCCTTTGAAACTATACATGCTGAAGCTTATTCTTTATTAAATGAGGAACTAGGATTAGATAATTTTAGTGAATTTATGGAAGATGAAGCAACTATGGCTAAAATAGATGCTTTAATGAAAATTAGAGATTCTCATGATGGTACACCTGATTGGAATGAAAGAGCAAAATCCTTAGCTATATTTTCAGCATTTACTGAAGGGGTTAATTTATTCTCTTCTTTTGCTATTTTATTATCATTTAAACTAAGGAATTTACTTAAAGGGGTGGGACAAATAGTTGAATGGAGTATTAGAGATGAATCATTACATTCAGAAGCGGGGTGTTGGTTATTTAGAACTTTATTAGAGGAACACCCTGAGTTAAATACTCCTGAGTTAAAATCTCAAATTGAGGATGCTGCCCATTTATCTTTAAAATTAGAATTAGATTTTATAGATAAGGTTTATGAAATGGGTGATTTAGAAGGATGTTCTAAGTATGATTTGGTATCTTTTATTAAACATAGAGTAAATACTAAAATGGCTGATTTAGGATATGAATCTATTGTAAATGGTATTGACCAAGAATCTGTACAAAGAATGAGTTGGTTTGATAACTTGTCTGGTGGGAAACAACACACTGACTTTTTTGCAAATAGGGTAACTAATTATAGTAAAGGTGTTCAAAATTGGGATGCCTCAGATATTTTTTAAAATTTAAACATTTAAGTAATGAGTTCAGAAGATAAAATAGATGATGGGTTAGATAATATTGATTGGCATGTTGATATGGTTTTTTATGATGGTATTATGCAATTAGCCAACAATGTAGAATCAAGAAATGATTATATTTTTACTGATGAAATAACCTTAAAAGATAAATTAGAAGATCTAGATGAGTTACTTGAATGGGGAGAAGAGAAAGAAATGTACACTGAATGTCAGGCAATACTAGAAATAAAAAAAGAAATTACAGCAAATCAATAAAAATATTATAGATGGAGAACAACGCATTACAAGCAGATTATGAAAATTGGGAAAGGGGTAAAGATTATCCTGACTGGATGGATGAAATTTCACTTGCCACCATTAGCAAAGGATACTTACTTCCTGGTGAAAATGTAAAGACGGCTTATAAAAGAGTGGCTAAAGCATCTGCTTCTAGACTTAAAAAACCTGAACTAGAAAATAAGTTCTTTAAATATATTTGGAATGGTTGGATAGGTTTAGCTTCCCCTGTTATATCAAATATGGGAACTGATAGGGGTTTACCTATTAGTTGTTTTGGTGTAGATACACCCGATTCAATACGTGGAATCGGTTTAACTAACGCGGAACTAATGAAACTCACAGCGTCTGGTGGTGGTGTAGGTATTTCGTTATCTCGCATTAGAGAACGTGGAGAAGGAATTACTGGAAATGGTAAAAGTGAAGGAGTAGTCCCTTGGGCTAAGATTTATGATTCAGCTATTATAGCTACTAACCAAGGAAATGTAAGAAGAGGTGCAGCTTCAGTTAACCTAGATATTGAACATGGAGATATTGATGAGTTTTTAGAAATTAGAAGACCTAAAGGAGATCCTAACAGACAATGTCTTAACTTACACCAATGTGTTGTTGTAGGAGATGATTTTATGAAAAAATTAGAGGTTAGAGATCAACCCTCTATGGAAAAATGGGCCAAGGTTCTTAAATCAAGAATGGAAACAGGTGAACCTTATATTATGTTTAAGGATACAGTTAACAAAAATAATCCTATTGCTTATAGGATGAATAACTTAAATGTTTCTATGACTAATATTTGTTCAGAAATAACCTTATTTACAGATGAAGAACATTCATTTATTTGTTGTTTATCCTCACTTAACTTAGCTAAGTGGGAGGAATATAAAGATACAGATTGTGTTCAAACTGCTATTTGGTTTTTAGATGGAGTAATGGAAGAGTTTATACAAAAATCTAATGGAACTGATTCACTATTAAGAACTCATAATCATGCTAGAAAAGGTAGAGCATTAGGTTTAGGTGTTATGGGTTGGCATACCTATTTACAACAGAAAAACTTACCATTTACCTCTATAGCTTCTACAGTTCATACTAGAAATATTTTTAGTAGGATAAGATCCGAAGCTGAATCTGCTTCTATGGATTTAGCAGCCGAATATGGTGAACCATTATGGTGTAAGGGCACAGGTATGAGAAATACACATCTGTTAGCTGTAGCACCTACAGTATCTAATTCTGTTATTTGTGGAGGTATAAGTGCTGGTATTGAACCTTTACCTGCTAATATTTACACTTTTAATGGAGCAAAAGGAACGTTTATTAGAAAAAATAAAATTCTTAAAGACTTATTAGAATCTAAAGGTGAAGATAAGGAAAAATGGTGGAATCAAATCTTACAAGAAGGTGGTAGTGTAATGGGGTTACCTGATACTGTATTAACAATGGAGGAAAAAGAAGTATTTTTAACATTTTCTGAAGTAAATCAATTAGAACTAGTTAAACAAGCAGCAGAAAGACAAAAATATATTGACCAAACACAATCACTTAACTTAAGTTTTGATCCTAATGACTCACCTAAATGGATTAATCAAGTCCATATGGAAGGATTTAAATTAGGTATTAAAACATTTTATTATTTAAGAACAGATTCAGTTATTAAAGGCGATTTAGGAAGCAGGATTGCGGATTGCATTAGTTGTGATGGGTAATGGCTCCACATATAATATGTAAAGTGATGATTGAACCAAATATTATTGTTTAGTAAAAGTTATGTATTTATAATAAACAAATAAATAATAATATTAGTAATATGGCAAAGGAATTAGGAAGTGATACAAACATGGGAGTTGATGTAGATGGTGATGGTAGACCTGATTTTCATTTAACTTTAAAATCTATTGGTTTAATAATAGCAGCAGTTTTTACTCTAGGAGGTATGTATTTTAAACTGCAATCTGATATTGAAGAAGCTAAACTATTACCACCAGCTTCTATCGACAGGACAGAGTATGATTTAAAAGAGCAATGGTTTGAAGAGCATATTAAAGATCTAGAAGAAGATGTTAAATCTTTGCAAGATCATATAGAAAAATTAACTGAAAAAGTTTCTAATAAAAAGGATAGATAAATTTTAATAAATGTTATATTATGTTTAAATATTTAAATAATAAATGGATGAGCTTAAAAAACATTTTTAAGGATGAGAATGATATTAATGAAAAAACTATAGTAGGTTTTGCTTCATTTGTAGTAATGGTACTGTTTGCAATAGCAGATTTATTAACTGGATATATGGGTAAAGATTTAGTAATTAATGAGTTTATATACAATTCATTTGTAATTATTACCTTAGGTTCATTTGGTATAGCTGAAGCAGGTAAAATTTTTAGTAAAAAATAACAGATATGGCAATAATACCTAAAGGAATAATTATTCACTCAATGGCAGAATATTTAAAAATGCCTGAGGGACCAATGAAGGCACATGATTTTTTAAAGTCTATTAAATTATCAGTACATGGGTTTATTCACCCTGATGGGGTATATGAAAAAATGGTAGAAACACCTGGTAGAGCCTCTCATGCTGGAAAATCCAAACATGGAGGAATATCAGGTTTAAATTCACATTATTTAGGTTTTGAATTATTAGTAGCTGGTGAGCATGATTGGGGTACTTTTTCTAAAGCAATAGAAACTAAAGGAACATATACTGATGGACAATTTGATACATCCGTAGATGTGTGTAAATGGTGGATAAAAGAGTACAATATTCCCCTTGAAAATGTTGTTCGACACTCAGATGTATCTGGTGATGATGTTAGAGGAGAAGGTAAAGGAAAAACCGATCCTGGCAGTGCTTTTGACTGGGATGCATTTAAAGCTGCACTAGTAGTATAATAAAAAATTTTTGTGAAAAAATTAAAATCTAATATTTTTCCTTTTATTATAGCATTTTCTGCTTTATCAGTTAGTGCTTCAGCTGCCTTTTATTCAGTAAGTGGATTATCTAAGTTATTTGCAGGTGCATCTTTTGAGGTAATTATAATGGCTGGTTCTTTAGAAATAGCAAAATTAGTCATTGCTTCTTTACTTTATCAATATTGGGATACTATAAATAAATGGCTTAAGGCTTATTTAATGTTGGCTACTGTAATATTAGTGTTAATTACTAGTATGGGTATCTACGGTTTTTTAAGTGC